TGGCAAGGAGTTTATCTCTTTGTGTTTGTTTGCTTGTGATTTCAGCATCATCAAATTTTTTGTTAATATCAGCTTTATCTTTGGCAAGTTTCTGATCATTTAATAACAATACCTCTCTCTCTTTGTCTGATAAATTATTCAATGCATTTGTCCTCAATGCCAGAACTTCTCTGTCATATTTCTCTCTGCCTATCTTTCCACTTTTAAATTGTTCATCAAGAGCATCCAATTCATCCTGTATTGATTTGTCAATGATTGATTGCCTAAATTTATCAGCGTTTTGTTCTGCTTGTTTCAACTCTTTATCTCTACCCTCTTGCATCAATTCAAGCATCAATCTTTGTTTTTCAGATTCCAGGCTGAGTTGCTCTGAATTTAATTTTTTTATCTCGTTAACAATATCCTCTCTCTCTTTAAATCTTTATTGTGATTGATTTCTAAAATTGTCAATTCATTCTGCAAATCTTTTTGTTCCTCACTGCCAGCCTTTGCCTGGAGTATCTTTTCTTTTAAAGCATCTCTTTCAAGTTGAAAAGTATCCTTTCCTCTTGCTTTTTCAAGATCAATCTCTCTTTTGTATTTATTGTTTAGCATGTTATAGGTTTCCTGGAGTATCTTTTCTTTCTGCTCCTTAGTTTTCTGCAAAACCTCCACATCTTGCAATTTAATCTGTTTTTTTATAGATGCCACTTCTTCCTCCAATCTCACCTCTTCATCATATGCTGCCTTGGTGTCATCATTCATATCTCCCCAATCCTTTGCTTTGAGTCTATGAAAATTTTTATTTGCTTCTAATTCCAGTTTTTGCAATTCCTCCAAATCTTTTTGTAATTGTTCTCTTTTTGCAACCTCTTTCTCTAATGGAGTTGCTCCTTTCAGATCCATCATTTTCTGTTGCAATTCAAACTCATCTCGCATCGCTTGTATTTTTTTACGATTTGCAGCTGCCTCTGCCTCAATTGCCTCTTTATTTTTTGAGCTTGTATCCAGCAATGACATCATTCCAGATACTAATGATCCAACCAATACAACAATGGCTCCAATTCCACTGGAAATCAAGGCAGCTTTCAATCCTTTAAATGCCAAACTGGTTGTATTAACACCAATGCCAAGTGTTTTCATGATGGCTGTTGCTGCAATATTTCCAACATTATTTATCTTTTGAGCAATGGCTGATTGTGTTATTGATGCAATCAAGCCTTTCTCTTGCAAGTTCCTCAATTGAATCATCAAGATTGAGTCCTTTTGCAATTTGTTGGCAATGGTTGTTACTGCATTAACCAAGCCCTGTGTTGCCTGGAGCTTGATCATTGTCTCAGTCAATGCCTGTGACTCAACTCCTGTCAATGCAATGGCTGATTGCACTCCCTGAAATGCAGCTGCTCCTGTCTCAATTCCAGCAAGAGCTGTGTCCAGTTTCACTGTGTCTGATGCCAGGGCTGTTGTAGCTGCCTTTAAATCTCCAATAGTATCCTTGAGCTCACCAGCATTTTGAATGGCTTGCTGACCAACAGGAGATGTCTGACCAGCTTGTGCTGCCAAGGTCTGATATTCTTTCATGAGCTTTGTCATGTCTCTCATGCTCAGTCCACCAGCTTTGAGCCTATCATCCAGCTCTTTGAGTTTGGTCTCAAACTGATCCATTCCAGCCTGTTGAGAGGCTGTTTTCTGAGTATCTTTGAGATCCTTATTTAAAGAGTTTACAGCCTGATCAAAATTCTGAACATCCTGTACTGAGTTGCCTGTGTCAACTCTCAATGTGAAAACTGCCTGTTTATCTGCCATCTTTTAATTTTTTTAATTCCTCATACATTGCTAATAATTCTGCCTCCTTTTGTGCAATCAACTCCTCTGGAGATGGCTCATCAACTTCAATGAACTCAACCTTTACAAGTCCATTCTCATCGTATATTTCGTGTCTTACTTGTGCCATTACAAATTAAATATTAAATGTGGTAGGTTATTTGTAGCATAACTTGCTCCTGTAGTTGTTAATGTAGCTGGTGCTGATCCAAGAGCATAGGTATATTGAACATTATTCACCATATTATTTGGTGCTGCTGTTTGTTGCCAAGAAAAACCACCATTGAATGAATGACTTGTCATTGCTATTGCTGCACTTGTCTGAACACATAACCAATAAGTTGTACCAGCGTTGAATGTATATGCTTGTGTAACTGTCTTAACTCCAAGTGTACTTGTGTCAACATTTGCTGATTCATGGAGTTTTGCATTTGGTGTACCATTCAAATCATCATAGAATAATACTCTCATATTTGATGCAGCAACTGCTGTTGTTACGTTAATTGAATAGCTTACAATGGTGAATGTTTTCATGGGCATAAATATGAAACATCTCAATGCGTTTACAGCATAGGTAGTAGCTGCTGTTGCTTGGTATGTCACCATCAAAGGATTAATATATCCACCACTTGCTGGAATTCTTGCTGCATGAATACCAACAGGAGTTGTGATGTTCCCACTCCCAAGCAATGATGTTGAATTTACTGTCTTGATGTTGGTGCCTGATACCAATGCAGCCTGTTTGTTGTTGAAAGTATTCCAATCTGTGGATGACAAATAGCCATCTGTTGATGTTGTCGCTTGACTGATTGACAATGTCCTGTTTGCACTCAAATCACCGCCACCACTCAATGGAGCTGTTGTGCTGATTGATCTACTTGTATTGACCTTGCCTGTGTCCAATGTATTCAAAGCATCATCAACATGAGTCCCTGTAACAGCACTATCATTGTCAACTTGGGAGGCATGCAACATCTGATGTTGCCATTTGGCTGGTGATCCACCATAAACCCAAACATCACCACTGGTTGGTGTTCCTGATTGCATATCAACACCATGGATTCCATCCACTGTTGGATTCGGATATGTGCCATTCAAATCCCCTCCAGCTGCTCCACTTGGAGGCAATGCTGATGGAAATGTGGCAAGAGTCCCATCACCTCTCACATATTGTGATGTTGTACCAGCTCCAGTCACTGCTAATGTTCCGGATGTTGTCACTGGAGAGCCTGTCACTGTGAATGCAGCTGGCATAGTTAGGCCAACAGATGTCACTGTTCCTGAGCCTCCTCCTCCTGTACAAGCGTTGATTATTTGCTGTCCTGTGATGTTTCTCAAGACAGTTGTTGCTCCTGATACCACAGCAACCTCAAGTTTATCTGTGGCTGCAAGATTGCTGCCTTTATTAGGTAGTTGAGATAGTTTTTTCATGGGCTTGTGACTTGAGTTGTTTGAATACCCTCTCCTTGTAATATGCGAATAAGTTCAATCTGTGTGCTTGTATTTTTATTGCTGTCATAATCAGAGATCTTGAGGAGCCTATAAACAACTCCATCAATGTTGATCAGATTTCTGAAATCAAGAGAATTGATGTCATTGCTTTTCAGCATAGCATAGCAACTCAGTTGCTTGCCATATCTTGACAATATCTCCTTTAAAAAAGTATCATGATACTTGAATAAATTGTTTGCTGTATATGTCCCTATGTCCCAGTAAACCAAGTCAGGAACACCCCAGTTAAAATCAAAGCTTGGATCAAATGGATTGTCAAGATGGCCAACATATGGATAAAAAAATCCATAGTTGCCTGTTGCAGCTCCTCTGATTGCAAACTCTTGGCCCTCATCTCCTGTATATTCAAGCAAGCCCTTGTCATATTTCATCACAATGAATGGCTTGCCTTTCTTTAAATCAAATGAATTGACACCCTCCTCATCTGTGCTGATTCTGAATGTCCTTGGCATAATCATATTTGTATATCCTCCAATGCCATCAGGAATGTTTGCCAACACTTTCTGTGCAAATGGTAGTTTCAAATCTGTATCATCCACAGCATATTGATTCTGACTCTGAACTATGAATTGACCATATTGCTTTTTTGCTTGCTCAGTGTATTGATTGTTGAAAAAATCATCATCCTGATCAAATAAGAAATTGTAATTTTTTGAACTGAAATTGATTGTCGGAGTAACTGTCAACTCCTTTGACTTGTCAATTTTGTATGTCCAATCAAGGGCATCTCCAGATGGATTGTAAAAATCATTTAATGGCTCAATCTCCAAATATGATGGACTGAATGTGTTTGGTTTAACCAAGAGATTGAATGCTGTGATGATACCCTTAAAAAATACATCACATGTCATGTCTGGCAAGAATGCTGAAAGACTAACTGTGCCTCCAGCTGTCAATGCTTGCTGTGCTTTGAGAATGTTTAAATCAGCAACATCACTCACTATCTCTGTTGTGATCCCTTGAACTCCATCAGTCCCTCCAATTATTTGTGGGCTAATCAATTGATAAACAACTTGAAATTTAAGCTCATCATTTATCAACAAGTTAATATCTCTCTTGTAATCAAATGAATAGCTCACTGTTGATCCTGTTGTTGCTCCTGTCAATTGACCTGAATAAATCACATCTGCTGAAATTGCAATATTGTTTTTAAATATCAACAATTTCACACTGTAATTTCCATACATCAATGTGCCTCCTGTTGTCCATTGCAACACATGATCACCAACATAGTTGATGGTGAACAATCCCTCTGTTGAGCATGTGAATAACATTGGAGCTGTTGTTGTGATCTGATTCAAATTGTCCTGATTGACAGATCCATCATAATCATCAAACAAAGTCTGATCTGGCAGAAACCAAATTCCACTCCCTGATGCCTGTGTTGTACCAAAGATGATGGCTCCTGATCCAGCATTGTTCTGCTCTGTTGTGTATGCACTATCATTTTCAGCTTGGGCCTGACTAATGGTTGGCATCTCTCCTCCTTGATATGCCAACAGGAATTGCTTGAAAAAAGTTGTCTCAAAGAAATTGCTTGACCAATTGATGCCAGCATATGCAAAGGCTTTTTTCAATATATCGTAAACAAAGACTTGAGGAGGAATCTGATCAATATTCCATTGTGTTGCTCCTGGCCTTGTATATCCATAATCAATCAAGCCATAATAATATCCCAACCCCTCCTGATCAAGATTGACAGGAACACCATTGACAACCATATCTCCAGTCCAGGTACCCTCAATATTTGCAAGCTCCAATGTGTGATCGTACTCACTGAAATCAAGCTCATTGACCTTGATCTTTTGGAGTTTTGAAATGTAGTCAATCTGATCACTCACCAAAGTGACCTCAAATGACCAGATACCATCATTCAATTTGCACTCCATCAACTGAGCAATGCCATTGAATTCAAGCAAGCCATTATTGTAATATTGACATGGTGCTTTGACACTTGGATCAAAGTCAATGAAATTGCTCTCATCATCAGAGATGTTGTCAATATTTGTCAATGTAAATACTGAGAGCATCAACTCATAATTCCTCCTTGTTCCTGGCAAGGTAATTGTCTTTGACTTGTTGCCTTTCCTTGAGCTTAAATCCTTGATGTCATTGATGTTGAATGTCAATGGAAATGGTATGCTCTGATCAAGGTCTACAAGTCGTTGATTGATGAATAATTCTGCTGTCATTAGTTCAATTGTGATGTGTATGTATATGTCCTCTCAATGCTCACTTGCTCCTGGATCAATCCGTTTCTCCTCCTTGTTTTAAATTGATA